ACGAATCCGTTCGCGAATTACTTCGCTCATGGGTCTGCCAAATACAGCACCTTCATAGCCAGGATGGTAAGGTGCTTCTTCTACTAGTTGTTGATTGTAATTCATTTATTCTCCGAGTTATAGACGGGGATGTCTACTGTGTTAGTGTATAGTATTTAGACGGAATTGTCAAACGTTATAATATGTTTTTTTCATCCAGTCAAAGGTAGTTATAGACAATGAATCAATGTCACTGTGTCTGGCTTCCCAACCGGTAGTAATTTTAAAGTGGCTTGGATCGCTGACTAATATGTCTGGATCACCTTCACGCCGAGGTCCATAACGCCATGTTATGTTAGTTTCACTACTAAATTCAAATTGATCTAAGACTTCTTTGTTGGACAGTCCTATTCCTGTGCCCACATTAAAAGACACAAAAGCATGTTCTCGCATGGACTCTTCTGCGTGTTTTACTGCTCTATAGTGTGCATCGGCTAGGTCGGTAACATGGATATAATCTCTGATGCAGGTGCCGTCGCGTGTTCTATAGTCATTACCATTGATAATTAGTTCTGTGCCGCTTAGAGCAGCGTTGGCTATTTTAGTAATTAAATGAGTTCCGTCCTTGACGCAGCCTAATCGTCCTTGCGGGTCGCAACCTGCTGCATTAAAATAACGTAGTGCTATACCGCGGAAACCATGTGCTGTACAGTGATCCTGTAAAATTTGTTCAGTCAATAATTTAGACCAACCGTAAGGATTCATTGGTAACACTTTCCATGCTGCTGATTCAGGAAGAGGACTAGCAGGATTGTTACCATATATAGCTGCACTACTGCTAAAAATTATGCTGCCGCACCAGCCTTTCCTAGCTAACCAGTTAAGCATTTTGTTGGTCTTAGCAGTGTTATTATTGTAATATTCACCGGGGTCAGTTAGGCTAGGACCTACAAGACTGGTTCCTGCACAGTGAATTATAGCAGTAGAATTATTTAGAGCGGCACAGGTATCGACGATATCGGCGTAATCTGTACATAAGAATTCATCAAGATATTCTACAGCAGCTGGTATAGTCACTGTTCGATCTATGCCAATTACACGATATCCTTCTTGTTTGAATTTCAGTGCAACATGACCACCAATATAACCAGTGGCGCCGGTTATAATTATATTATTTTCCATTGATACTCCTCCCAGAATCTCTGGGATCATTGATTATTGTTGAGTGCAGGTACGTTCCTTTAGAATACGTCCATCTTCTGTAAGAATCTCGCGCCACTCTGTACAAACAGGAGCGGCACGCCATACAGGTGCCGTTTCTGTGTATACAATGGGCGGATTAGCATAGTGATGAATAGCAGCACCGGCAATGACTCCACCCACTATAGCAGGAGCTACCCACCCACGATGTATGTAATGTGGATGATGATGGTGATGATGGCGCATATGATGCCTGTGGCCATGCGGTCCTGCTTGAACTGGCATAGCCAAGGTTAATAAACTGGCTGCAATCATACTAGTTACAAAGGTACGCATGGCATATCTCCTATATATCAATATTTAGCTGGTGCTAAGTGTTTTCTGTAGTCTTTTGTCATACGCAGCATATGTTCGCCCTTGCCTTCCAAGATGTCACAGATACGATCAATGGTACCGTCATTGTAGTCACTGATTCGTCCCATGTTCTTATGTGGATGACGCAGCAATGGCACTAGCTTTTGTACAGCATCATCTAGGCTCCAAGGTACATAAAGTCGTTCGTGATCATTGGCAAAAGTTTCAGGAAAGCTGCGGTAAGCAGGATACAAAACATTAGCGCCAAGTGTGTCGGCTTCACTAACTGTGTTTGACACCCAATCTTGTAGAGCACAATTAAAAAGAACCCTAGTATCATTAAGTAGATCATAGTAGTCATTCTTTTCTAAGTCCTCATAAATGACCAGTTTACCCTCTGCTTGTAACTTTCTGGTACGTTCCATATAACTAGAATTGTTACTACGCAATTTGGCACCAGAAAACACAGCAAACTCAACCCAAGGCAAATAATCTAAACTATCTGCTAGTGCATGATATCGTTCAATTAGGTCCATGTAAAAGTCAGGCTGTTTCTCTTGATCCCAACGAGCAGCAAAGCCTACTCTAAAAGCACGATCTTCAAATGGTTTTAGTGGTCCAAGTACACGACCTCTGACTTCATTCTTACCAAATGCTAGTCCTGAAATATTATAGATTGGAGCACTCCAACCTGCAATCTTCATGTGTGCTACCATTTCTTCATTAGTGGCCAGCACACCTGTAACAAAGGAATTAACCATGTGCTCATAACAAGCCATCCAGCCCTCCATGTTCCATACATGAACGAAGTCATCAGGGTCAATGGCTTGTGCAAGACAACGCACAAATACCCTAGGGCGATGAGCGGCATCAACTTGATCGAGAATGTAAGGTAAGCTCTCGATACCGGCCGTAAACATGTCTTCAAAGTAGATAACATCGTCACTGGTTACTGCTCCTGCTTTCATTAGTTTAATAAGATTAGCCATTTGTGTCATGGAATAATATGTTCTTCCATGAGCATCTAGAACCTGCCCGGTCACAATGGCTTTATCGTTACTTAGTGTTTCACCTTCAACAATATAATAGTTAATTCTTCGACGTTCAAAAACTGACCTGTTCCACTCAAGTAGTTGATAAGTGTACCTGGCCACGTACGGCTCAAGTGACATATAAAATAATTTACGCATATAGATTCCTTAGTAAATTGATTGTAGTTGGTATTTAGACAGAAATCAATAGTTTTGGTAAATAAAAGTGCCGATCGCGATCCTGGCAGATCCACCGGCTCTATAACTGTTAGGAGTTACAGCATGTCTATTTATTCTGCTGGTGACAGAACACCATTTACTTATATAATAACGCATATTCCTTCAGGGAAAAAATACTATGGTTCCCGGTATAAAAAAGGTTGTGTGCCCGACGATTTATGGTCTAATTATTTTACAAGTTCTGCAAAAATTAAATCACTAATCGAAACTGATGGATTAAATTCATTCCTTGTTAAAATACGAAAAATATTCAACTCAGTTGAAAAGTGTAGAGATTGGGAATCAAGGTTCCTTCATAAGATTAACGCTAGAGAAAATTCAGACTGGCTCAATGAACATAATGGTGGATCATCGTTTTTTAATATAAAAAAAGCATCAGATATCACCAGACAAAGAATGTCTAAGGTTCGATTAGGAAAACCTAAATCTGAATCAATGAAACTAAACGCTATGTGGTATTATGAATTACAGTTTGATAATGGATCAATTGAGTACATCAAAGGAAAAGTGAATGTCCTACTGAGATTAGGTAGAACCGATTGGGAAACAATAAGAGTTAAAATTAAGCATAAAAATGGTTACATTGCAAAGGACAATGTAACCATTAAAAGAATGCCAAAATATTTCAAACCTTAGGCATTGCGTTTGGCCTGCTTGATCATGTACCCCCAATTGTCACGAGGATACTTGCCATTTTGCCAACGAACAAAGTCAGCATAGGGGCTGTGGTTGTTACCGAGATGTGTTTCATTGAACACATAGCCAAACTCGCGACAAAAGTCACGGAACCGATCTAACTCGTCAAAAATACGAGTTACTTCGGGTTTGAATTGCAGGTACTTCTTGATGCCTTTTCTAGACATTTTGTTTGTTCCTTATACTGAGATAAGTTGTGGTTTAGATTTATTGTATGCAATAGTGGCACCATTCTCTCCGTCCTCTGCGACAGTGATTTCGATGTCACGATTGGGATAACGATGAGCAATGGCTTCATAAAGGTCATCACTGATCATTTCACAACTCTTGTAGTTTAGTTCCAACGTCCCACCAGCATACAACTTTTCTAGCCAGCGTTTGAATTGGATAAACTCAATATCCCTGTCGTTGTGGAATACTTCAATTGAGACTGTAAAATGAAAGATGTGTCTGTGTGGTGTTCCTAAGAACGAGACATCGTACTCGTCGCCAGTGGCCAAAGCCGGGTCTGTAGCTGCCGCTGGATATTTGTGAATACCTTCCTTGCGAAAAGTAACCCAAATCATACGACGAGCACGATCTCTAATACGTTGACGTGTGTCTGCTAGTGCTTGATCTCTTTGTTCCATCATAGTCCTTAGTCTTTAATATCATCATCGGTGTATTGATCCCAATCTGTAAACTTA